CGAGAGTGGGCACGCTCATAAAGAGCGCTCATGTTGCGGCCAGAGGTGACGGCGTTGCGTCACCTCCTTCGCCTACAGTGCCGGGCGAATCCTCAACTCCGGCGTTTGTGAGTCCTTCTGACTCGGCTGTGTCCTCGTCCTTACCCTTCGCATCAGCCATTACTTCGAGCTCAGCTTCAAGAGCAGATTTGACAATTTGCTTTGATGATTTGGCACTTGGTCGATTGGGCTTAGGGTTGTCCTTAGACTTCGATGCACTGACTTTGTGCGTCTGGTCCACAAATACAATGGGAGCGGGTGCCCCTCTCTTCACCACAACCGGTGGCCTATCAGTGCCCGGTGTGACGTGAAGTTCAAAGTCGCCGAGCGTTACAACGACGTCCTTCGGTGCGTCATACTTAGCTGGTTCGAAGTCACCCACGATGAACTCGCTTCCTCCGGTTCTGTAGCCTGCGCTTACGGCCTCCCTCGCATTCGAAAGAGCAGTATTGGCAGTAGTACGCGCTCGGCGGATAGCTCTAGTCCAAGTGTTCGAAGGCCCAGACGGGATTTCACTCGGCATTGAGCATGTCATCTCGACAGTGCCAGATGAAATCTCGTCGTAGTTCGGGAAGTGGACAGATCGTACCTGCATGTCGCGATAGTCATCAATGTAAGTACGTCTCACCATTGAGCCCATTAAGCTCCCGAGATACATGAATTCAGCGGGAGCTGGTAGTGGTGACTGTCCCCGGCCCCATAGGTATGAAGCCACATCATCTCCCGCTGTTCGCTTGTGCTCAATCGTGTCAGTACCGCCTGGCAGACACACCTTATCCTTCAAGAATTGTTTGGGAGTCAGCGCGCTCAAGCCATCCAAGAGGTGGTTATTTAGATGGACAATTAAAGCGTTCGTCCTAGCAGTTCTCCACGAATGAGCGAGGTTGAGGTAGCTACCTCGATCGTCCAAGCTAGCCACGCTCTCAAACATAGGATATTCAGTCTTTTCACCCGGTGTCGACAGTTGCGCATACCCTGCAGCAACTGCGTCAAACCTGTCGAAGTGTGACCTGACAATTGTTGTAGGTTCTATCCAGAACCATGGAGCAACACTGACGCTGCTTAGGTGGCGGTTGACGGAATCAGGTGTTATACCCGACTTCCCAGTAGCACGCCTCAGCCGCACAGAGTTGGACATCATTGAGGAAGCAGTGGTGAAGCATGCTGTTAACATAGAGATCGCCTGGTCCCCTTTTCCGGTGACGTTGAATAGAGTCCCAAGTGCCGATATGTAGTTTTGGCTAAAATTGCCACATGTTGCAGCTATCTGGCCTGCGATGTCAAGCACATCATCCACGGTGCACTCAACATTCCCACCAGACTCAACCAGTGCAGTTCGTCGACTCGTGTACACACAAGGATATGTGCGCCCGTCAACTTGAGTCAACGGGGCCGCTACGGCTACAATCGCCGCTGACCCAATGGCAATACTGTCGATGAAGGCCCTGAATGAGGATCTTATCTCGAGTTGGGGCATAGGAAGGCCGACGAAGTCCTTAACCTCAGATGTAAAAATCGCGCCAAATGGTCGATTGAAAGAGCGTGTTCTAAGAACATCCCTAACATACCCACCTTCATCGGTGTGCGCGACAACAGAAAGTGGGTGGTGGACTCCCTTCGTAACTGCGAAAGCCATATCAGGCCCGCTCTCGCACGCATCGTACTGGGAAAGTAGTATGCGAAGTCCATAAACACATCCGAGTGCTAGATCTTGATTTTGAGGCTGGGCCAAGACAGGTGCATTATTGCCATCAACTTCGAGGATGTCAGTATAAATAGTCGCCCCCCAGGCATTAGCAGCCGCAGCTATGGCTGCAAATGCACCGAAAGAAGAGTCGACCGCGGCTGACCGTGGCATGAAAATTGCACCGTCTGCCGCCTGCACCGGGTCTGCACGTGTGTGAACGGCCCGGACCAACACAGGTTGCCCAGCACGGATTTCTTCACAGCTCAGCACCCCAGTGTAGGAGTACTTAGCTATTGCGACCGCCAGAGTAAAGGCGACTGCTGACAGGTCCATAAAGTCATGTTTGCCCGTATAGTTTGTAAACTTCTTGTTGAAATTGACCAACTCTTGGGACATTATGACTGATGTTCTGACGACCTGCTGAGTATTCTTTTCAGCGTCAGTCTCAACATTAAAGACAGAATTGTCGGAGAAGCGACGACCGACCTCGTACAGTATTGCTTTAGGGTCAGACTCTGGTGAGCCGCCTATGACAGAAGAGGTGGTCAATTGACCGGCATATCGCCGGAAGATCTTTTTGTCGGCTAAGTCGCCGGATGTACGGGCCGTGACGATTGCACTCAAAGGAGGTGCCACAGACGGGGCGGAGGATAAGTTCGTTGGGTTGTTCTCGGAGAACGTGGTCTTAGCACTCTTGGTGCTCAAAATATCCTGAATCATAACGCGGTAGTAGACACAGACTGGTTATCACAGGAACCCTCCTCCCTCGTGTGTGGTACCTCCCACACCCCGATCGCTTTTCAGGTCTGGGGGTGATCTGGCCTGCTGCTAAACAGGCCTGGAGCCGCAATCGTACGATCCGTACG